AATAAGAAGTACAGAAAATGGGTTAAGACTCTGCCTTGCGTTTTAACGGGCGTGGAGCCAGCAGGAGACTGTCATCACATTATTTCTGTAGGTGAGGGTGGGGCTGGAACAAAGGCGTGCGACCTCTTAGCTATTAAAGACGGGATTATTAAGGAGGTTATATGAGTGAACCAAAATTCAAAACACTAAGCGAGTGGTTCAATAATACAGGACATGAGATGGGTAAATCAGAATTTGATTTACTAAAAGAAACAGTTTCTTACAGAGAGTCCGCCTTAAGAGCGAAAATAGCAGAGCTGGAATCTAAAGTAAGCTCTTTAATGGTCGAATATCGCCAGATGAAATAATCGAGGGAGAGTTATAGAATGAGTGAATGGATAGCGGTTACGGATAAAACAAAGCTGGATAGTGCCAAACACAAAGAAGTTGAACTTGCTTTTTGGGATGGCGTTTGCATGAACAGAACATTTGGCGTATTTGATAAAGTTGAAAATGCTTGGTACACCTACGGATGGCCTGTTGATGTAGAAAATTTCACAGTCACCCACTGGAAAATCCCTGATTGCCTTCCTGATAAGCCGGCCGACATTGCATAATGCACGATTAAGACTATAATATAACTAATTAACCGGATTCTAATATTAGTGAAAGCGCATGAACCAAGAATTAACCATAGAGATATTGAAAGCTCAGTCACGAAATGAGGTGAATCTAATGGATTTACTCAAAGAGTTTGTGCTGCCTGAGCCTGTGGCGCCTATAGATGTTGAGCTTGTGGATTTGGACTATTGAGTTCTAATTTTCCTCATTCTTGAGGTACATTCTTCAATAGACTTCTTTTGAGTTACCGCATGTTCAGCCACGTCACGCCATGTAACGCCCGTTAAGGTGACTTTTGTGCAGTCTACTGTCAGATAGCTAGCAGGGAGAACGACTCTATTTGAGCTGCTGCAAGACGCTGTTAGGAACATTAGTATCAATGCACCCGCTAGGATCGACAACTTCTTTAATAATCTTAATTTTGTCACGATAAATCACCTCACGTTTCATTTTGAAATGTTCGAGTTCTTCAACCATTTCTCTTTGTTTTGCTTGATAATCAGCGATAATCTTTTGCCCTGCGGCGATTTCTGAGTTCACGCCAGCCTTGTAAGAAAACCACCCTACAACCGCGATCAATAAAGCTATGCCTATTGCTCCGATTAAAAATTTATTCACCTTTGTATGCCTCTGCGCCGTATTTTACACCCTCTTTAGTGGCGTAAATGCCTACATAGTATTTAGCCTGGTCAAACCATTGCGCCCACGTAACATCTGAATAGATAACAGCAAGCGCCCCCACCAGCAGGATCAAAAAGCTAAACTGGAATACGGTTGATGATAATAGTCGTTTCATTTGTGGATGCTCCTGTTGTCCATATGCTCATTAGATCGCTTTATGGTTGATGTGCGTCTTTTTTGTTCGCCGAATATATAATCTTGTCTGTCTGAGTACTTTTGCATTAATTCATTTCTAATTCTGCTATTTTCAACCAAAGTCACGACCCCTTCATTAATATGGTTCATGGTTCTTTGGAGTGCTCTAATTTCTTCTACACCAGCAGTATTAGTGTTAACTTGTGATTGAAGGTAAGCTAACGTCCAAATCCATCCACCTGCGGAAGCTATTGCGGCTATAAGTAGCGCACCAGCTACGCGCCTTAAAAATGCATCATCGACTCGTTTTTTTTCTACCATTATATCAGTCCTTATTGTTATACCAAGAAACTACGTCAAAACATGGACATGATTTCAACCACTCAAATTCCTCTATAACTCCATCACCATTAATGTCAGGAGATAAATCTCTATGACCTGTTAATTTAGCAGGGAATACGTCTAGCATAGTATCAATATACCCTCTTAAAGTTGTGTATTGCTCCGGCGTGAAGTTATCTTGAGGGTTATTTTCTGAATCAACCCCGCCTATCATACAAATCCCGAGGGAATCACGGTTAAACCCGTAAGCATGTGCGCCAATTTCTGCTAAATCTCTGCCATGCTCTAAAGCACCATTTCTGCGGATAACATTATGATAGCCGATTTTCGCCCAGCCTTTAGCGCGATGCCATTCATCAATCTCAGCCGCACCAATATCCATATGTGGATTAGTCGCTGAACAATGAACAACAATCAAATTAATGTTTCTCATAACTTCCTCAATACTGTTTGAGAGCGCGTTAATTCTTCTAGTGAAAAATGAGGGGGGAATTTCATTTAAGCCTTACCTTTGCAAGCATTATGCTGCGTCTACCGCTGCAATTTTATAAGATGCGCCTTTAGGAACACCGTGAAAAGATACGGCATTTGCTTCATGTATCCGGCTTGACGCTGTTCCACTTGTATTAACGGCTGTAGGAGCAGTCCCAAACTGAATATGTCCGTTAGAATTTAATTGAACACTTACAAAGCGAGTTTCTGAATTTAATGCTGCACTTGCTGTACTTGTGGTGAATGCGACTTCTTGCACAGCAACCGGTGGTTCTTGCGGTATTTGTAATTCACCACCAGCATAAGCCATTTCCTTATATTCTGTAATAAGTAATATTGACATAATATTTCTCCTTTAAATTGATAATCCGCCAACTAAGGACAGATAATTATATATTTGTGCAACCTGATCTGCACTTCGCGCACTATCATACGCAATTGTTTCTTTAACTTGTATGTGACCAAATGCGGCGTTATTTGCTTGTGAACCTAAAACAAAGCCGCCCATGTCATTTGTTCCTGCATTCCCTGTAACAGGAGTGCCATTATTTAATTGTATTAGAGAATTTGCGCCATCAAATACAACTCTTAAAATGCCGAACGTGTTTAGCGTTAAAGATACATTACCTATCACCGAACCACCAGCGTATATTGCTAGTTCTGGCGTAGCTGTTACCTGTTGTATTCTTCCGCTATTAAGAGCCTCACCGTCAAAAATAAACCTAAACTCAGTCCATGATTTTAAATTGACTAAAATATATAATTCTTCAGGCTGTTCAAACGTGAAAGCATCTGCTCTCATATTATTATCTGATCCGTTAAATAAAATTGAACCATCAGATTCCTTGCTTGGTCGATTAGTGTCTGTTCCCTGTTTTAAATGGTATCCATTCCCCGATGCATCATCCCACTGACTTACACCTGATCCGGCTTCTGTAATACCAGAATCAAATCGGTGATTAAATTTTAATCCCGATTGCTGAGAAGGTAGAAATTTTAAATCTACGCTTCCCATTTGGTTTTTTAAACCTAGTGTTATAAATTCCATTATGTCAACGTCTGAATTAATGCGCCGTCTGTCGCGCTTGCAGGTGCGCCGATGCTACCGCGATAATCATTGCCGTTCATCCAGAAATGGTGAGTGCCAAGAATCAAGTGATTACCGTCCCACGTACCATCGAGAGCTTGTAAATGGGAATAGTAATTACAAGCCTCATTTGCGTGATAAATTGCAGGTCTGCCCACTAGAACCTTGTCGGTTACGCCAGAAGAATAAGAATCACCAAATGCTTCAACCGCTATAATATAAGCCGATGCTGATTGTGGTGGAATAAACGGAAACACAAACCGCTTCCAGCTACTTGGCACTTTAACTACTCGCTGCAATATGCGATTGCCTGAAGTTGTCCATATTGCAACAGTTACATATTCAATAGGCTGAGTTGCGCCAACTTTTAGATCTATTTCAGCGAATGCTAACCGATCAGCAATTAATCCTGTTGTTACCCCGCCATATCTAGCGTGGCCGCTTGATGCTGAATACGTTATTTCAGCCGCACTGCTGCCGCCTAAAATATCCGTATCAACAACCTTTGCAGCGTTTGATAGGTTTACATTAGTAAATGCATCACGGCTTGTAAGTAGCTCAACAAATCCATCATCAGCACCAGCACCCCAATAATTAGGAACACTAATATTTTCTTGCGCAAGAGATAAGGGATCAATAACCACGCCAGCAGGCTCAATTGATGGGTATTTTTTAGCTCCTGAGTTTTGCATCTGGCTAATATTTAAAATGCTGTCCGATGCTCTATAATTATCATCTGATCGAGCAGGTACAATATCCAAGATTGCGGGCGGGGCTGTACCCTCTATATAATTCGTACCCCAATTAAACTCTGAAAAGTTTTCTGTATAAGATACAATTATTGCTTTATCTACGTTATCGCCAAAAACAAAGCTGTTTTTATCTACTGTTATTCCATAGAGTTTATTTGTTGTTGTTGATGCGCTGTGCTGACGATCCATGAAATCAGAACCCGATCCAGAATCTTCAGCAGCAATTAATATCTTATGATCTCCGGCAATTTCGTTTTCATTACCAAAAGTATTTTCACTAAGCGCGACCCCTCTTCCTTGATTTGCCGATCCTGTAGTAGGTACGATCCATATCGCGGCTGTGTTATTAGCGTTGCTTAATTTTCCAAACCGGTTATTTTGCAGCGCGGTATCAACTAGCTGTTCACCAACTAATTTAATTGCATAACGATGTTGGTTAAACCAATTATTTCGTATGTTGTGGCCGCCACCAGGAGGGACGCATATACTTATTACAGCCCCGTTATCTTTACCTGTAAAAGAATTACCTTCAATATTGTAAAATGGTTTATCGGTTGCTTGAGTTGTACCAATAGCGCATTCCGTATACTCTGAAAAAATATTATTAACAATCCTAACACCCTGAGCAACATTAGCGGACGAATATGTTTCTTTTAAGAAACCAGAACCACCGTAAGAATGAACTCCTTCAACGTCAATAGTGGTAAAGCCTGATGTTGTTATAAGGTAAGTTGAAGCAGGGATGCGAATACGGGTGAGCATTTTTCCAGCGCCACGAATTTTAATAAACGCACCAACAGTAGTTATTCCAGCTCCACTATATAAATAATCGCCTGCTCTGAATTGAAGCGCAGACGTTGCGCCGTCCATCCATCCAGCTTCACCTGATATTGAAGACCAGGCAGCAGTAATACAGTAAGCAAAAGCTGCATCTATAGAAACTGACTCATCAACCGTTCCATCAACACCGTATGCACCAAACCAATGTGCCCAAATATCACCATCGTGATTTCTAACAATTCCTATTGTTCCATCACCGCCAGAAGGTATAAATTGAGTACCGCAAAAAGTCCCACCATTATCTGCATAAGTACCGGCAGATACATTAAACCTTACTGTAAATTCACCGCCATCTTCTGACGTTATAAATATTTTATTACCTGCATCCGATGAAGTAAAAGTAACCGCCGCTGCAAGTGCTTTTGTCGCATACCAGTATTTTGTTGTTTGATCTGTGTTTAAATCATCTGCAAGCTGTATTGCACCAGATGTATCATTTGCATCTGCTTCAGCCTCAGTTGGAAATAACCATAAATCATAATCACCATCTATAAACGGAATTAATCTTGCGTCACCCGCTGTAACTGGGAACCCTTGCGCGTCTAATTCAAACTTAGCAACGGTTGTTCCACCGGTTGCATCTGTTGCCATAACGAGTGGCGTAGTTGTTCCTTCTTCATAAGCTTTAAGCCAGTAAGTCGGGTAATCCTCATATTGAGGTATAGTCAAAGCAATAGGTGCGAAAGCCATTATTCTTCTTCCTCAGTTATCCATTGTATAAAGCCAACGGTTGATATTTTTGCAGCGTCATCCGGCGAAACATTTGTTAACCATTTTTTAAACTTCGGACTTAATCTTAACAGTTTCTCTGCTTTCTGTGTATTTCCTAAAGCCGCGGTATCTAATGCTTTTTTAAGCGAGGGAGATGTTAAAAACTCATCCGCCGCTTTTGTTGCTGGTGTCTTTTTTAACAAATTACTTACTATTGCCGTAGTAGGACTGCCAACTACAGGCACACGACTACCAACCGATAATATTTTATCAAACAATCCGCCTGAATCCATTGCTTGAATAATTGCAGTTGCAGTTCTTGATGTATTTTCCAGTGCTTTAGATCCGTATATCCCTATAGCAACACGCCCAATCCTGTCAAATTTTGCTTTTGCGCCTTTAGGTAAATGACCAAATAAAATATTTTTAGCAGCTTTATTTCTGTTTAAACTTTTGACCGCATTAGCGAAGCCCTGTCCTATCGATCCTTTGTTTCTTGCTCCCGATGTAAATAGATCGTTTAACATTGTTGAGGCTACTTCTTGCCTTCTATTTTCAGGCAAAGATTGCATTAGTTTTTTAAACTTCGAAACATCGCCTTTCACTAATGCAGTGGAAGCCCCTGTTATCTTAGGAACAATAGAATTTGCTAAATCTTTACCGAGTAACCCTTTAGCGGTATCTTCTAAATTTTTACGAGTTCTAACTAATTTTCGACCGGCTGCGTATTCTTCGCCGACACCAAAAGCTTGGGCCGCCAATTGTTGATCTTCACTTATTGCTTTATAAACTTGTTTTAATGTGCCTTCTGCATCATCTTTAAATATACCGCTTTTTTTAAAACCTTGACCAATATCTTTTCTAACCCGATCTATCGCCCCATAAGTCGGCGTTTTATCTTCATTAATAAGATCGAGTAATCTCTTTTCGGCAGAAGTTAATAATGTTTTATCACCACCTAACTCCTTTAAAGTTTTTTCAAGATACGCCCTTGTCGCTTTAGTTTGTATTTTAACAGCAGGTGTTACAGCTTGATTAACCGCATCATACGCAATTGTTGCCTTACTATCTAAATCAGCAAGCATTTTGGTAAAATCTTCTCTCACCTCAATATCAAGCGCGCTTTTATCCGTTCTACCGCCTAACTCTTCGATTAATTCATCTGCTTTATTGCCCAGCTTAATAATTGATTGTGCCTCAACAACCTCCAGCTTTGATCCTGGACGGGCTTTTAATGCTTGTTCAATTTGAATAAATGCTCTGTTTGTTGAATAAGCGGAAGGGTTTAATATAATACCTAGTTCCTGCGCATCAGCTAAAATTTGTTTATCCGGTTTAACTTGTTCTGCGGTTTCAGCTACCTTTTTTCGGCTAATGCTTTTTTCTATCTCATCAAAAGAAACTTCATCAATATCAGGCTCTTGTTTCGGTTGGTCGATTGGCTGTGCTTTACCGCCTTTTTTTCCTGCTTTCGTAAGTTTTTTACCCGCTCCAGCTATTCTTTTTATAAATCCTAATCCGGTTAACTCCAGCACAGCCTCAGGCAATGCGGTTGCTATGCCTCCGGCTAAAGGTGAATCAGTGGCTTCAAACGCAATATCTCCAGTTGCTTTTTCAACCCTCTCTACTGCTTCACCTACAGGCTGTAGTATTTGCGCTATTTTTTGTAATTTATTCATCCCTTCTTTAGATCTAGGGATAAAAGTCATCGCCTCTCTTACAGTTTTAATGTTAGATTCAGCTTGTTCCGCATCGTCAAATTTTAATGTAGTTAATCCAGCTATACCGGCCACAGGTTCTGCCAGTATACTCGTTCCTATTGTGGCGCCAACTTCAAGGGTTGATACTTTAGGGAGGCCGAGAGGTGCTGTAATAAAATCTACAACGGAAACCGCGTCCCCCATAAAGGTAGACTTTTCTTCTGTAAGTTGGTTTACTTTTTCATCGGCCAAATTATCTTTTGGTTGGTCGGTCGCAGGCTCATCAATAGGAGGATTATCAGCAAACAAATTGATCCCTTTGGTTTCAGGCTCCGCTTGTTCAACCGCTAAATCAGCAAATAAGTTTCTACCCGCCACCGGACGCTCTCCGTTTTAATTCTTGGATAACTTCTGATCGCGTCATATTATTATCCTTCATTGTTTTCTTTATATTGTCAGGAGTTGCCCCCGTCTCATTAAATAAATCTTTTAATTCTTTTCGTTTGAACTTGAGCCAGTCGCTTTGCGTGTTTCCCTCACCTAAAAATATAGCTTGCTCTTCGTAATAATTAGCAAGCTTGGTTTGAGCTGCTACCCTCTTATTAACCCAATCAATCAACGGCTGGCCTTGTAATCCTTTCGGCAGAGCCACATCTCTTGCTAAATCTAACTCACCTTTTGATAGCGCGCCAAAAGTAGTTGCGCCAACAACATCTAAGCCCAGCCTGTTCTGTAGTTGATCAAGCTTAATACTTGCAGATCTAAAGCTAGGGAAAAATTTTGATATGGGGCCAGTATCAGCGCCTTCACCCACTAAAGTAACAACTTCGTTTAGGTTTTCAATATTTGATCTGATTTTATCAACTAAGCCAAACGCTTTATCGGCTGTAGCAGTTGCTTTTTTAACTTGCTCAACTCTTTTTGCAGTTGAAACTGTTATATCAGCTCTTTCCTGCTGCGCTTTTATTTTTGCGATCCGCGCTTCTTCTAAAACCGCGAGCCTTTCATCACCTGTAACGTTTTGGCCTAAGCTATTTTTAACAATAACTTCTCCGCTTGGTAAAGCCTGAATGCTTGCACCGCTTGCCAATATTTCTGTTTTTGCAGATGCTTGGCCTACTGTTTTACGAGGATTTAAACGCTCATCAATAGTAACAGCATCTTGAGAAACCCTTAATAATTCCTGTGGATTATCTTGCGCAAGTTGAATTGCTTTTAATGTATTTGAGTTATCAATACCCGCAGCCTTTAACCTTTCGGATCTTTGTTGCATTTTTTGAATAGCAACGTTTACATTCCCAGTTTGCAAATCAGGGATAATGCTACGTGAAATATCAGCAACAGATGATGCAAACGCACGACCTTTTGCTGTGAATTGCGCAATATCAGTTGGCACTCCGGCCTCTGCTGTTGCGGCTTGAGCTTCAAGTAAACGATTCCGAATAGGTGCTTGCTCTTCACGTATTCTTTGCTTATCTATAGTTTCAAGACCTGTTAAAACATTCTTAAAACTTGGCGTTGCGTCAACGCTTTGTAATGCTATAAGTGGATTAGTAGCCATGATTACGCCCTTCCTGATATTGCTGCACCTGCACCAAGTGCAAGTGCTTCTTGTAATGGTCTGCTTGCTTGAGCGCGAACATTAGCTGCACCGATTTGACCGGCTGCGCTGACATCACCGGCTGATGTGATTAAGTTTGTTATATCTGATCCTGCACCAATTGCAGTATTCGCTTGAGATCGAGCGACACCCGTTCCTAAGTTTAGTAAATCACCGATACTTCTTTTTTGACTGGCAATCAAAGGTTGTGCAGATAATAAAACATTCTGGCTTAATTGTTGTAACGTATCACCGGCACTTAATCTGCTTGCTCAATTCCTGCTAAACCTAATTCACCAAAAGGTGCCAGGAATTCAAGACCTGCTTCTGAAGCACGTCTTGTTTCTTCAATACCTTTTTCAATACCTGCTAACTGTGTCCCTGCTCCAGCCTGTATTGCTTTGGCTTGTTTTTCACCTGATATTGCTCCAGTGATACCAAGAACGGCTGCACCGCCAACTATTCCCCAGCTCATTTAACTATCTCCAGCCAGGGATAATTACATCCACTATAATCATCAGCAATAACATCTGCTTTAACTTCATCAGTATTTTTTCCCTTCGTGCCTGTTATAGCAAACCACAAAGTATCTTCATGCGCATACAGCGCAACCTTAGAACCAAGCGGCACAACTTCTGTATAAGGTGCTTTTACTCTACGTGTACCCATTTCAGTCGTGAACGTAACTTCGCCTGTTGCGATTATCCATAGGCGCTCCACTTTCCAGATATGGCTAACTATTGTTACACCTTTAGGGATAAATAATTCTCTGACGTAAGAGTTATTAACAAAGTATTCTTTTAAACCATTGTTGTTGATTGAATCCATTTCACCGGATTCACTGCCAAGGTTTTTTTGAAGGGCTTTTTGATATTCTTCAATTTTAGCGCGCGCAATTAAACGACCTTTTTTATCGTTTACAGCGACCTCATTTAAAATTAAAGAGCCATCTTGTTTGATTAGTTCGCGCATGATTTCCTCCGGCATTACTTGAGGCGTTCTTGGTTTTGCCGTTAAAACCATTCGCTATGTAAATATATAACACAAATTTAAAAAATAACATAGTTATGCGTCGATTTCCGTCACTGTAATATTAGCATTCACTGAATCATCTGCGCTTACTTTCGCCTTAATTACCCCGCCTGAAACTAATGATTGCCCGATCAACGCTGGAGCAAGGAAGTTTTTACCGGCTCTGATTGTCTCTGTTGTGATTATTTCATCAAAAATATCACTTGATCCAGATTGAGTTAATCTTATTGTGATCGTCACATTTGAAGCTGAATAGTTGTTAAAGGTGGCGGCATCTATTCCAGCGCGTAATTTGTCAGAAGGTACGGTATACACTATTTGAAAAGCTGTTGTCAGATCAAAACCGCTTACTGCTGGGGTTAAAGGATTACTAGACATTAAAAATCCTCTGCCCATGTAACTACAATTTTAGTGACTGAATTTGCTCCGCCTGTTACCTGAGCGCCTGCTATAGTTAAATGCTCTGTAGGCTCAATATCTATATCTACAGATTTATCTTTATCTCCGCCTGACGCAACAGTGAATGCATCAAGTTCCTCGCCGTTTGATATTGCTGAGGCAGCTGTATCTGTCTGCATTATAGATGTACCAGTACTATGCGCGGCGTATGATGCCCCTACAATTAATCCTTCTTTTATAATCTTTACGACTACCGATTTACCGCTTTCAACTTCGATAGAAATATTTGTAATCTTTGCTCTTACGCGGTTAACTTTGCTTTGAAATACAACTCTACTATGTAGGGTAATAGCTGGCACAATTGTTGTTGATGAAAAAGTTACATCAATAATTTCTGTATGCCTCACAATCGGTTTCGGTTGTTTACCTTGAATAAAGCCACCCATTGATGAGCTATATGTGATGATGTCGGTTGTGTTTGTTGTGTTTTCAGCAATAGCCATCAACGGTAAAGTGGGGTTGTTAAGTGACGGGATAGTATTGGCATTTGCATAGCTATAAAAATGAACTAAAAGCCATAAACCATCAGACGGGTTCTTTACAAAAAACGCAATCCCATCAAAGCCAAGCCATCCAAAAACAACCATGAAAATATTGCCTTTAGTTGGATCAATAATGAAATTATCCCCACTGTTGTCCAGCAAATCATAACCACTCCATAATGCTTGAGGAACCCAGTCATCTGTAGAGCTTACACCAGCCAAGATTTGCGCGGCTGATCCAATCGCCGTTGTTGCGCCAGACAAAGAATACACCCCAGATCGAGGCTCAGAATTATAAGAAACAAACTCTACTAAGGCTCCATCAGCAATAGCTCTCCATCCTCTACCTAAGTTAGAAAAATCATGCGCGGCGATCTCGTTTGCGGTTGTTGTAGCATCTGTAGCGGTGGCGTCCGTAACGGCAACTGTTGCATCCGCATCACCGTCTAAAGTGATTGTAATATTTTCTGCTGTGGTAGATTTTGTCGTAACCTCTATCGATCTTATTTCTGGATTGCCCCCGTTTCGTTTTAGCACCCCGAAACTAGAACCGTTGAACCCAAAGCCTATAGCGTCCCCGCTATCACCTAATGCGATTAGCTGTTCTGATCCGGTAGCCCCCGCAGTAAAGACTCCTGTAAATTTTACGACAACACCAATTCCGGCGTAATATTTAACTGGTATCTTAGATAATAGCTGTGCCGATTGATTTGTTGATGCCCCTGTAGATAATTTCACCCGGTTTGAATCAATTGATACCGTTCCCCCATTTTCTCTTGTTATGACAATATCACCATGGAGATTATACGAGAATTCTATATTCACTATTGGCGTTAATTGAGTGGTTAACACTTCACCGAATGCGGATAACGGCAATTCCTGTGTGACGTTATTACTCATATCTCATTCCATCCGGTACCATCAAATACTAAATGCATTGAATAATATTTAACGTTTATTATCTTGCTGGTTTTACCATCAATAGTTCCTGCTACCGTCACAACTGCGTCTGTTCTTTTAATATGAACCTCATCCTCTTCAATAGCGTTCGGATCTAATGTAACTGTTATCGCTGCTGTATTTTGACATATAACAATTTGATTTCTTTGTGTTGTGAAATTAGCGGTTACAATTTCAATATCAAAATCTTTTTTTTCTAAAGAGTTTATTCGCACAGCATTTCGAGCAACACGCGATCCGGTTGAAGTAAGCGCCTCTTCTGTTGAGGAAACAGCGTCTGAACTTCCCCCGGTTCTATTCCATAATTGAAATAGTATCGTTCTATTCTGTTCAAAGAACGTTCTTAACTCAGGATCTTTAAAAAACTTTGCGGGTATTCTTAACGCAGGTGGTGGATTAACATTAACACTCATCTTCCCGCCAACCTTAAATCTATTGCAGCAGAATAAATATTTAAAGCAATGGGATCTGATGTTGTTAATCTAACAACTAAATCATAAAAGCTTTCCATTGACCACCATTCCGCGCGTATATCAAACTCGCCTAACCGGCCTATATCTAACCAGGTTCCTGTATCCCAGCTTCGACCGCCATCATAAGAAGCTTCTAACATTATTTTAGGATCTGAACCTTGGCCGGTAATTAATCCAACGCCTGTTTCGATTATGAATTCCATTCGGCTCATCTGTACCCGGTGGCCCTTCATTTGTAACTTGTCACCGTTTATCGATCCTAAAACGCGTCTTCTTCGCCATGTTTCACCGGCTTGATCATAAGTATTAAAATCTAATTTGTTTAATTTGCCATTAGTTCGATCACCAATAAAAACACTGTTATAAACCTCAAGTATTGATCCAGCGTTATACCGGCCGTCTGTAATACCTTCTGATAACTCAAACCAGCCATTTTCACCAAGCTCTTCAATTAAGCACCATGTTTTATTTGCGCTCTTAAAAGTTATTGTATAAATAGATTTATTATCAATCGTGAATGTTTCACCAAACGCATCTGAAGTTGTCGCATAACTTTGTATCTCACCTGAAAGTGCTGCTGTGCTTGCAACTCGTTCTTGGCCTCCTCTTGCTGTATATATTTGATTATCAGATCCAAGCCAGTACATAAAATCGCGGGTATGCGCAACAGAATGAATTGCTTGTAAACCTATATTAAAACCTTGGCCTTCAAGCCTTTGAAAAGGAGGGGTTCCAACGCCCGGGTTCCACCACGCCTCACACGATCTTTTTCCGAACCTATAGAGCACTTGATCAAATGTATAATCTCTTACCAAAACATCAGGATCTCTTTCTGCGCCAACAGCGTTAAGGCTTGTCGCGCTTGCTCCGTCACCGACAACACTAAAAACAGTTAAGTTCGGAAAGGTGTAAGCGAATTGATTATTAATATAAGCAACTGATTGAGCGCCGACAATATCAGGATCTGTTATAGGGGTTACAAGTAGCGTTGAATTACTATATTGACTTACCAAACCATCTGAAACAATAAACATATTTACGCCATCATCAGCGAAAATGCATCGATCAGAACCTGGTATTATACCTCTTAGAACGTGCGTACCAGCAAAATCAACCTCATATAAGCTTGTGCCTATGACTCTATAAGCAACTTCAGCCAGTCGATGCTGACCTCTATCTTGCCCAGCCGTTGCTGAACCAATATTTTTTTGACCAGGAAATGATTTTAAAACAAATTGTTCTTTACCTTGCTCGACAATTTCAGGATAAAGGTTTCTTGCTTCTTGAGAAGATAAAGGACGGGATCGATCAGGGTAAGATCCACCGGCAACATTAACAGGGATAGTTTGAAATGCGGATTCCATTATGGTGTTGAGCCTTCAACACGCATTACAGGAGAAGCTCCGTACCTCCCTAAATTATCTTTATTATTTGCACCATTAATAGATCTTAAAAATCTTTGATAGTATTCACCGGCACTTATTGGCTGATCTGCTTTAAGTTTTAAAGCCCATAAGCAACCAAATAGATAGATACTAGGGAACCGTGTTAACACCGCATTAGTAGCATTTGAACTTGATAGCGGCGTAAACTCTTGAAAATACTGCATTTCTCCAGTATAAACTTGGTCTGATACTCTATCGAATTCTATTTGATCGGTTACAGTGAAAAATAAAGGCATGCCGACACTACTTAAAATATTTAATTGTGCCGGTGTTCTGAATTTTATTTCTGAGGATTCGCCGCCAACTATTTGAATTCTTAATTTTCTTTGTGATTGATAACCAGAAGGCAAGGATGCAAAGCGTGTTGTAATGCTTGTTGTGATAGCTCCGCGCACTTCACCGTCACGAATTTGAAGAACCTCATCATCATTCGCGTACATTTCTTGTTCGGCCATTTCAATAAAGGAATCAATGGAAGTACCCATATCTTTACGATGTGACCATTCAATTATTTCTTGTTTTAGATTTGTGTAAGTGTCTAAGCTCATACATCACCTTATGCCGCAGGATCACTACGGCACATATTTTAGTTATCGCCTAGCATTTCCCAATTAAACTCAATCGTACCATTGAATGTTGCTGTACCTGCTGTGTGAGACACATCATCGTCAATGACAAAATTAAGAAATAGATCCTTAGCTGTTGCTGTGCCATCAAACCAGCGTGCGCCAGATTCAGTTAATGCAGTAGCAACGGAAACCGCATTTACTACACCGTCTTTATCACTCGCACCTGCTGAAACCGCGACTGAAGGCATTATATCCGCCTCAGTACCCGTTAAAGTTGCGCCTGTTGTCGCAGTAGCCGAACCTAAAGCAACATCACCATCCCAGTCGTCAATATAAGTGCCTGTTGTACCTAATGTTAAAATACCATTGGCCCGGGCGCCTTTGAGTAATAGCATACCTTCAGGAAAGTCATAGACTTTTACGCCACCATATTGAGCCGTTCCGGCATCATCTGTGATAGTGACTATTAAAGCGTTACACTCAAGAACGGTTTTCTTTGAGACTGTCTCGCCGTATTCATAAGCCGTTACCGTGTTAACAGAGGAAAGACCTTTACCGATTAATTCTTCGGTTGCGTCCTTTACTGTGCCTGTGGCTGTGCCAGAACCATAAGAAGTGCAGTTCCAGCGGTATAAAGCATCACTGTTGCCTTCGTTTGTAATGGTTGTCGGGCCGGTATTCGCTGTGACAGTCGAAATAATCTCCCAAGCTACGCCAGCATTGTTGCTTCGCTCAAGGTTTAGCGTTGCCGTGGCTCCGCCAGTTAATGTGTAAGTGATAGAGCTGCCGCGTCTAATAAGGATCGCGGTTCCGCCTCCGACTGCTGTGAATGCGTTTGTTTTGGTTGTCATAATCTAATCCTTTTTAGCTGATTTCTTTTTAGTACGCTTTTTCTTAGGCTCGACTTTATCATTCTTTTCAGAAGGATCTAAATCTTCAATTTCATCTTCAGGAGGCTCGGATAAGTTTTCCATCCAAGCTTTACTAAACTGATCTTCAGCAGAGACCACTAACGGCTCACCATCGGCATCCAGTTTGCTTGGATGCTTAAAAGTTTTAAGGGTGAACTCATCGGGGGCGCGCTCTTCAATATCGCCGCGCCGTAAAGAACCATAAATAAAACCTTTTTTACCTTCTTTAACACGTACTCTCATATTTGTCTCCATTCCTGACGGGGAATTTCCCCGTCAGATTATTGGGTTAAAAATTATACGATAGCGAAACCATCAGCATAATCGTTGGTTGCATCGACCATGCTCATTGGCGTTAAGTGTGCTGTTACCGTAACGGTTTCATCAGTGCCGGTCGAGACATATCGAATACCTAAATAACGCGCGCTTTCCGCTAGTGTTGTTGGCGGTATCGGTATGAAGAATCTAAACCCTGCGACCAACAGATCAGCATCTTGAGCAGGCGCATCGGGTGTGCCTGATTCAAAAATACGCTCACCGATTAATTGACGGCCAGTAGATTGAGCAGCATTTGTCGCATATTCAACTTGGAAGGTATAATCTTCGTCATTGTTGGCGACAGTTGCCGTTACATCGACGGTGAACATAACGCACATTGGTTCACCGTTACCGATTGACCGATCTAAACTGAGATCGATCACGTTTGTTCCAACTGCGCCGCCTGCTGCTACCGCTTGAGCGTCGGAAAATTGTAGTTGTGCATCTAAATACATAATAAATCTCCTTAAGTAGTTACTTCGGCTTCAGTATTAATGATTCGATCAACCAGCTTAACCGGTATACCTAAGAACATTAACTGATGAATAGTTTTACCGAATTGATTTAAAGCAGGCTCTATCGTTACAGCTCCAGTGCTGCGATCCATTGCCATAATACGCAAATGAGACGCAACTGTTCGGTTACAATAGAAGGCTGCTTTATCACCTGTGTCATTTGGAAGATGGTCGATAGCGCGAGCCATTAATTTATCAATAGCTGTTGCCGCTGTGATCGCCTGACTGGTTGCTTTCGCCACTAAATCAGATACGTCGATATTGCAAATGCGAACAACTTCGCGCCAATCTTTAACAACAAGACCATTTTTCCACTTCCATAAATCTCTATAAGCGCGATACGGGTTGCCGTCTCCGTCCAACTCGTCGTCAAGCCCTAAATCTTCATGGCTTAAGCCAGCTTTTGAACCTTTAGGGAATACGCCGAATACTTTGTTTGCGCCCCAATTAACCAACCAGATAGAAGTATTGTCTGAACCTGCGCCGCCAGCATCAAGAATGTTCTGACCATTTGTAGCGTCTAGATCATTATAGCGTGGTGCAAAGCCAACATATTCTTCAGGATTAGCGGCTGAACCGTAAATCAATGTTTCAGCTTGAGTTTGGGACATTGATTCTACAAATGCTTCTGCTTCATCCAAGCGATACTGATTTACATTCCCATTAAGCTCGGCTTCATCTTGATCAACAGAAGAGCGAGCGACAAGAATCGCTGCATTCTCAGTGACTTGAGCCTTGGTAGACTTCGAGTTTGGAGTACCTTGATTAATTAGTTTGTAATACGATGTAGGTAAGCCGGTACGAATACTTGTCTGCTCACCTGTTGGTAAATTACCCTCTTTGAATAACATATCATCGAGGATTCGATTTGATTGAGATAATAACTCAACCGTTTTTGCCACCTTGCCATCTGGGTCAATACTTTTTGCCCAATCTGCCATAGTTAGCACTGTTGCTGCTAATGTAGCCATAATAATAAAACTCCGTTACATGTCCATAAAATTTACAATCTATCTATAGAATACGTCCGCCATAGTCTTAGATTGCGCTGCGTTTACTTTAGGTTTCGTAACCACAGGAATTTTATCTTTCTTCTCTCTAATCTTACGGCTTTTTTCTTGAAGCTCATCATATTTTGCGGCTTTAAGAAATGCGATAAGATAACGAGAGTCAGTTTGTTTACTAAACTCGTCAGAAGTAAAACCAGCATTTGAAACGTAATTGCTCATTAACGCAGTCTCATGCTTAAATACTTCTGTTGTCTTATTTTTATCATCGAGCCAGTCAGGGTTTGATTCCCAAAACTTCAGCCTTTCTGATTCAATAAGAGCAGGATCATCTGCTAGTGTTTCTCGTTCCGCTTTAACTTTCGCCAAAGCTTCTTTGCGCTGATCCGCTTTTTCTTTGAGCTTAATATATTCCTCTGGTTCATCTTCCTTAAGCTCTGCCCAATCAATTGATTCGTCTTCTGAAACAAGGACTGTTAACTTGTCCTGCATTGTAGAGATCGACTCATTTGCTTTCGACAGATTTTCACGTTCCAAGGCAATTTCATCACGCTCTTTTTTTGCAAATTGAGAATGTTCGGTTGTCTTTTTCGTGTAGTCGCTTTGCATGAAGTTACTTTGTAACCCCTGCCTGATTTCATCAAGGCTTATCTCTTTTCCGTCTATTTCAACGAATTGAGTTTCTTCATCTTCATCAGTTGCTGCTAACTCTTCAGATTCTAATTCGCCTTTCGGCTTATCTTCGTCTGGTTTATCAATTATTTTCTCATCCTGAGATGGCAATTGATCGTCCGTCTCTGTAACTTCAGTTGATACGGCTACCTCTTCGAGATCCGGCTCCTCTGAATTCTTATAAAATTTATCTTCAATTTCCAATGCTGGATTATTTTCAGACATCTTTATTCTTCCTCTTAATTTTCATTCTAGCCTAATTAAACGCAAATGCAAATAACATTCTAAATAATAACCATTATCGTTTAGATTTAAAAAAATTATCTGTTTTTTCCTAGCCCTTCTAGTGTAGTTTGCGCCATTTTACCAGTTGTGAGCAATTCAGTAAAATAATCCTCAAGCGCGTTAATATTAATCATGGTTCGCCAGGCTTCTTCTCGAATGTCACCCTGATCTTTGGTGGTGGCGCAAAACGTTTCAAAAATCTGTGCTTTTCGTAATGTAATCGCTTCAATATAGGCTCTGTTATTTAAAACCTTTTGGGCCTCTTGAGCAAATTCAACTTCTTTATTTAATTTTTCTTCTTGTGATTCCATTATTTATTTGCCTTTATACGCGGGTACTAGCTTCAAAGTTATCCTGCATTGTTTTTTCTAACGTTGTTAATTTCAGCGCCATTTCTTTGTTAAACTCAGACTGATCGTTTTTCAGTGCAGCGTTAAACTGTCTTATATCTTCCATGAATTTAGCTGTGCTCAGTCTTTGCTCACCTTGAGCCTTCAGCAATCCAGCTTGAGCTTTAATTGTTTCAGCTTCAGCAAGTGGGTTCTGTAAATTCTGCAATTGTTCTTGTAATTGTTTAACTAAGTTCGTGAGGATTTCATTTTGTGCAGTTATTAACTTTTCTTCTCTTTCTGGATTATTAAAGAATTCATCGACTTCAGGCAATCCAGATCCGTTAACTAAATTCTTAATCACGTTATAACGTTTAACTTCGTCGGTCATTGGTGATCCGGATGCTTGTAATTGCTGATGCAAAGACCATAAACCACCCATTGTTGTCAGGAACTGTTCATCGTCGCCAGCACCTAAACCGACCTTACTTACAATATGATGTTTTAGTTTCCAATCAGAAGGCTTTAACTTTAGTTCTTCACCGAGTATTTCGATTTCAACTTCTGAGTTTTGAAAGTTAGCATCTAACCAGGCAACACCTTCAAACAATTCTCTAAATCCAGTTTCGGCCATCACCCGCGCGACTAATTCAATCTTACTTTTCGATGCATCTTGAACACCTGTAAATCTTGTCGCTGTTTCTTTTCCGAGATCGTCTGCATTAAGACCTTGTGAAGCCATTAATGATCCAGTTGTCTGTGCTCTGGCTTGATCCCAATACTGAATTACTTGTAATGCTTTGTCGCCAATATACGGAATCTCAACAGGCATCAAGCTTTCTGCTGGGCTTGTGTCTTTGGTTGTTCTTATGATTCCATTTGGACGAAGGACTAATAAATCATCCATGTTCACATTTTTATTAGCTGCTATCCGGGGATTATTTACCGAGTAAATATTATCGTTAACACCGCGTAAGATAGCTGTTTTTGCGAGCGCTGTTGGCGCTGTGATTTCAACTCGGCTTTTTCCGATTGCTTTATGAGGCATTAAGATTGCGCTCATCATCGCATAAGGAACGTGATTAAATACTTCATTCTCTAAAATAATGTCACCGCTGATCATTATGTGTCGGCGTTCTGCTATACCGTCACCATCGTAATCAATCATCGGATACAAGTCTTGAATCTTTACTTCTTCATTAGCCCAATCATTTAGCGCGATGCTATTTTCAGTCCCACCTTCGTCTTCGTTTCTAATGTCAGGCAGTTTTGAGTTTTCAGATATAGAAATTGGATTTGCTAACTGGAGTTCAGCAACCTTTGCTTTCTTGATTCCTTTGGCTACTAATTCACCGCGAGTAATTAAAGACACATCACCGACTAATTGAGCACTGTTTTTATCAGTCGCGTTCTTTGTCATCCTGAAAGTTTCTAATGGAACGTCAACAATCTTTACGCATTTAACTGTGCGCTCGACTTTAAAAACAATATCGTTATCTTCTGTGCCGTTTTCTTCTTGCCTGACCATCTCAACGCTTTTTACGTCTTCACCTTTTAAGCTTTCTTCAAATAAAGCAAGTTCTTCATTGCTTAAGCCCGATTTACTATGCTCTTCAATTTCAGTCGTTTCTTCAAAGAAGTATTTAACAACGGATAATTTTTGAATTTCTGCATTTTTAAGGAAGCCATGTAATACCGAGAACGACCAAGGCTGTGATCTTACCTGCCAGTTAACGTACTTTGTTTTATCTTCAGCTTCTTTTACATCTTCTTCTTGTGTGGTGTTTGGTTTGAATTTAAAGACTTCAGTTGAACCTAAAAATATTCTGGTAAGTGATGGCATGTCGGATTCAACAATATCCATACAATCATTAGATATTACCTTTGACCTTTCCGGTGTTTCATCGCCATACGGATTGCCTTCATAACGATTTAAGAGTTCTTCATTCTCAGTTATGAATGTTGAGTTATTGCCAGTTGCCTCATTCGATAACCTATCTAATTCAAGTAATAATGTGGCTTCGCTCATTTGTGCCATTAGACAACGCTCACTGGTGGATAGTTTAATTCTTCAAAGCCTTCTTCAGGCAATGGTGGTTTGAATAGGCTCATCATACACGAATCCGATTCATTAGGTGAATCAATATCGAGCGCCTTCATATCTTTCTTACTCATAATCTGTATTAACCCATTAGAATTTTGCTTCAGTGGTATCCTGCAAATCTCAGATCTCAGACCTACTATGCTCTCGATACCCTCCGATTCTAAACTGATCATCTCATCAGGGTCAATATATTCACCCTTAATAACACATCTGTAAACATTATAGAACCTGTTTGCTAATTCTGTATAGTGCTGAGAACGGTTATTTTTGAATGTTTCAGCATAGGTTTTCGGGTTTGTCTCTTCGTCACCGTATTGCGGCATATATATTTGATCTGCATTATCCTGGCCTTTACCTGATAAAGAACCTCTGAACATGTGGTATCTGATATTAATTCCGGCAAACGCTGTTGCAACCTGACGCTTTAATCCGGTTCCCATTCCGTCACCATCCCAGACAAACCAATCAGCATTATGTGTTATTGCTAACCCAGTAGCCCAATCACAACCTTCATCAATCTCACCTGTTGATTTCGATTTTACTATTTTAATAATTGAGCCATGCCTTAATGCGAATCCCTTTGCATCGCTTCCGGTATCAGACGGATCATGTGCAGCAATGATTGCGCCATGTGGCTTAAATACTTTCTTGAGTCGTTTGATTTTATGAGCGTCAATTGCGGCATCGAACCACTCTGCTTTAATAATTGAATCTTCAACTGTGTCGTTATATTCAGCCAACCAACGATGATTATAATAAGCTCTTGAACGATATTTAAAATCCCACGCCCTTTCTGATTCAAGTCCTGAGTCATCAAACCAAGGATTATCGTTATAGTTTATCTTTACAATTAAATGCAAATCATCTTCATATATTCCATTTTTATCTAGCTCTTTTTTGTACGGCTCTATGAATCGCTTGCTAAATGGATCGGCTTTCGATCCTGGGTTGGCAATGAATATAATCGAAACATTATCGAGATCTGGATTGTCTTGAATATCATCCAGTATTTCTTTCTTGCTTTTGAATTTCTTAGGTAGACCGCTCTTTGGTTTTTCTCGAATAGTAGGCGTTAGCGCATCGAGTGACGCCTGGCTAATGAATTGTGCTTCTTCTACTGTGAATCGTTTGAATCCGTGGGTTGATTTTACTGAATCAATATTTCTTGCGAGGCCTGCGAATTCAAATGATTGATCGTCCTTATATCCTATTGATTGATTTTGTATATCGAACCCATCAAACCCAAATCTTTGTATCTCAGATTTAATTAAACTATGAACAGAGTTCTTTATGCTGGACTGGAATTCACGCAGACAATATGTTTTCGCTCCAGTATCTTTTGCGTCACCAATGCATAAATCAGCAACACCCACTGATTTTGTGCTGCCACGACCCCCAATGAAAATAATGAAACGTTTGCTTGATTTTAATACCGGCTCGAATTTCTTTGCAATGTAAATATCTGGCTTCTCTATCGTCCTTTTCCATTCATTGTTTCTCTTAACGACAGAATGCAAAAAGCCCTTCTCAGGGCATACGACACCATAAACTGTTTTACCGGCTGACTTCCTGCGTCTTAACTCAATCGCAGCAGCAGCCTGCAACTCAAGCTGTTTCCTTTCCGCTAACAATATCTTTTAATTCCTGATCTGTTTTGTTTGTTAAATCAATATGGCCTATTAATCCGGACTGTTCAGTTTTATCCTTTAACCCTAAATCTCTAGCAATATTATTTGCATTTATTAGATCGGCTGACGCACCTGTAAACTTTTGCTGGTAGATTGCTTTTTCAATTTGGCTAGTGACTTCTAAAAAATCTTCTTTCTTTCTGTAGTTACACCAAGTATCCATACTAATATCAAGGAATAAGGTTAGTCCTTGCAGGGTCATGGCTCGCATTTTATATATGTCTGTTTTTATTACCTCGCCCTGGTAGGAAAAGGCTTTTTGTTCGTAAAGCGGGTTATCTTCCACCCACTGAAAATATTCTTCACATGCTTCTAATAGTTTCTTTTCACTATCAAAAATAGGCTTGCGGCCGTGACTGCTACGCGCTTTCCAAAATTGATTTCCTTTAGGGGCGACCATATTAGCTTTACCTTGTAGGGATTAAGTTATTGTGAGGGGTGACTAGCATTTATAACTCTCTCTTGGAATTAATCTTCAGTATAGCATATGAAGGAAAGGTCATAAAATATGATACTATATTAACACAATTTTGTTAATTCATCATTCTTTAAAATACACCCACACCACATTTTCTTTTCTTTCGATAATCTGGCCGTATTCCAGTATTTCCCATGTAAAACAGCCGTTTATGATAGACTCATAGTTTACTTCCCTGATAAAATCATCGGCTAGCTTGTCCATCCATGTGTTAACGTCTTTTTCTTTCATCTTTTAAGTACCAAATACGCTAAAGGATTTCTCCATTTAACCGCGCCCCATAGCCCCTTATTATACGCTTTATCTGCTACGGCTTGGGCTTCTTTTCGTGCAAAATAATTCTTTTTGTCTCGCTCCTGTTTAAGTTTTGCGCTCACAATATCACCCATATAATAAATAAACAGAATAATAGTAAGTCTGATTGATAGTTTTCTATGTTCATCTGTTCGCCCTTTCAGCTAAAATGCGGTCACGCTTCATAGTTGCTATAGCTTGACCGGCAATTCCGCCTTTATTTCTCAGTGTTATCGTTCCGTTATATGCTGCCATATCCTGCTTATGCCCTGCGTAAATATGAGGTTTTTTCTTTGGTGGCGCTTTTCTTAGTTCAACCTTTTGCGTAAATTGAAGCATTATTCTTGAGGCTACCGACCCCTCCTTTTCTTTTTTTGCCGCTTTCATTATTAGAGGTATAAATAACGGGTCTTTTTTAGGTTTCTTCTTTTTTCGATTAAATATGTTCATTCTATTCCCCTCTATATGTTAACTAATGCCTAGCTACCCACCACCAGAAACACTTCCAGCAACACGCCTGTCAAGGCAATGCACGGAAAGCGTCCCCCACGAATGAACCTCAAATCCGCGCTTAGACTCTATCTGCTTTCTCGCGTCCGACTCATCCTCTGCAATAGCGAAAGCCAGTCCGCCTGTGTAATCAGGGCTAAAACCCGTCCATACATATAATTTCATCATTCCCCCTTAAAGCATTTATGTATTGAAAAGCTAATATACTCTTGCCCTTTTGGTACGATTCTTTTCATTAAAACTAAGGCGTAAACCCGTGAATCATTGAATCCGTAGTATTTCTGTAAAATGTCGATAAACGGTTTAACCGGGTTATCGATGTCGCTTAGTTTATTGCTAAAGCCTAGCTGCATGGCTATTTCCAAATCTCCATCAGGTATTTCCATCGGCTTTAATTTCAGCATGACCTCTTTCTCATAAGCCTTATAAGCATGGGTTTTAAATCTTTTACCCTGAAATGCAGTGTTTATACTCAGAGGCTTAATGTTTATCTTCACCCTCGCATCCTTTGAGAGCGATTATGAGCCACTTTAGTCACGTATTTTGCATCCTCCCCCACTGTCAGACCTATTCTGCGATTAGTCAGCGGAGCAAGCTTCTCCGTTAGGCCGTTGGCTATTTCAACAAGCCTTTCCAGCTCAATACGAGACTTTCTTTTTATTTCTGCCGTTATCCTGATTATACGTGCTTCTTCTGTTCTTAAGCGCCTCATATCAGCTTTTAATGAGTCACGCTCATCAAGCAAAGCAATGGTTTCTTGTCTTATCTCAATATCTGAGGTCAGAGTGGCAAGTGCGGGTATCATACCGTCACCCCTTCCGGTCGCCAATTGCAAATCTTTTCGAGTTCATCCAAGCTTCCTGCGGGCGGTTTCTTTTTTCTTAATAATGGCGTGCTAACATGCCACTCACCATTTATAGAGTCGGCTGCGCTACAAGGGAACCCATCAACCATAATGTCATATCCTGCTTGGTTTCCCCTATAAGAATACTCTGGAGATATTATTTCGACCTCTGCCCCCACAGGGAACCTTGCGCCGTTCCCCTGATAAACCGCAGTCTCACCAACTGAAAACTTATCCATCCTTCTTCTCCTCAAAATAATTAATCATTGCCTCGATATTGTCCTTTTCATCCACAACTAATAGGCAGTTTTCATCAATGTTATTTGAGGTCTTTATCCAGTCTTGTAAAACCAGATTGTCTTGGGTGATCATAATACTTCTCGGCCTTTAATTGTTTCCCAGCCTGGGTGCTTTCCGAGTTCAGCCTCTTCTTTTGAAGCATACACACTACCACCTAACATTCTCCTATTAACATTAACCCAAAACTCAAGAGGTTCAGGTTTGATGCGGTATCTATATTCATCATAAATCCACGATGGGCTAAAGCTTTCCATTGGATCTATAAGCCCACTTATTATTTCTGCAGCTTCAATTTTAACCTCAGAAATAGTGTCCTTAGCGCGTTCATAAGACTCCCTTGCCTCTAGCCTACGGGCATATTCTGCTTGTTCTTCTTTTAATGTAATCATTCTGCCTCCTTGATTGCTTTTTCAGCCTTATCCCACGCGCAGCTGCATGTGAAGTCATGGCCGCAATGTTTTTTGCCTCCACCAATGTTGCTCATCAAGCCTTTCAATGCTTCCAGTAATTTGTCATGGTTGTTACATGCTTTCATTACGGGTGAAACGTTATTCTTGCTAAATACGACAGCCATTAAATCACCATCATTATCGTAAAGATTATTGTTATCTTTCTCGTAAAGTTCTAGCGGTAATTTCATTCAAACTTACTCCCCATAAAGTCAATCAGGCGCTTCCATAATGTTAAGCGGGTTAGATGTTTGCAATCAAGCATAAATACCTTCATTTCACCACCCTATTAAATAAATAATGGATGAATAATGCCCCGCCCATAAAGTAACTGCGCTCGATTGCCGTTTCATAGTTACCGTCACCCATAAGCTGGTATAAAAAATTGCCTGCAGTTAAACAGATGAGCAATACTCTCCTATTCATTTCCATGTGTATAGCTCCTCTTTCCAGTTTTTAGGGGGTTTGCCTTCATAAAGTTTACCCCATCGTCCATGCTGTTGCGGCCACCACATAAATTCAATGACGCCTCTCTCTGGCTTTATCGAGTAAGTCCAACATCGGCCATCATCATCAACAGCTATCCAGTTACACCACTTAGGCACGTCTTTAGGGTTAAATTTAGTTTTCACGGGCTTCTCCTCAACAACACACAGGCCATTATGATGCCTCCACAAGCTCGCTCAACAATAGCGCGCAAATCGCTTCTTTTTCTTCATGTTTCGGCTCGAAAGAACTCATAAAAGACTTAAGATACGGAAGTGCTCGACCCTTAAAGCCTTCGTCAATATCATTTTTGAAGTTTAATTTTCCGCCCCTAAAAAATAGCTGTGAAAATAATTTGTTGTACGGCGTGTAATTACCAGCTCCAAATCCACGCTTGACAGATTCTTCTAATAATTTCTTATCGGCTGATAAGCACATATTGTTCGGGTCTTCAAATTTATATTTTAATAAGTCCATAATATCGTCTCCTACGGGCTGCGTTTTAATAAAATACCAGCCATATCTAAATCCTGGCGTGTTACTTCCGCAGGGCCGATTCTGGCGTGTTTTAGCTTGGTTGGGTGGTCTTCTCTTAACCTTTGAATTATCCACTCCTCACAAGCTTCTTTAGTGTCCGGTAGTACGGCGTAAAAATTCTTATTTTTCATCACTTTTGTTTTCAAGGTTATTCTCCAAAATGCTTAACAAATAGTTTTTCGATGCCTTCCCACTTTTTCTTTCCAGCAGCAGCAGCAGCATAAGCAGCATAAGCATCAGCAGCAGCAGCAGCAGCATAAGCAGCAGCAGCATCATAAGCATAAGCAGCATAAGCAGCAGCAGCAGCAGCATAAGCATCAGCATCAGCAGCATAAGCAGCAGCAGCAGCTTTTTTTAGATCGCTCTTTTTTATATTACCTAGCTTATATTCTCTGATTGCCGTTATTGCGTCCCGAGGGGCTGTGCTCTTGTTTTTTCGCTCGTAAATATGTAAAACGCTTTCAGCGACATCAGCTAAAAATAAGCAATAATCCAAATAGTCAAAGCATCTTAAACACCAAATAGCATCTTCTATTCCGTTTGATTTTAAAACGTAAGTTAACTCTAATTCTTCATCGTCAGCTTTTGATTTACCTAAAGACTTAAGTAATGTTTTCCACCCCGATTCACACGGATGCCTTTCTTTAATTTTATTTAGTGTAAATTTCATAACTCCCCCATTTTCGCAAACATTAACCAGCATCCACAGAATCAATCCCGCTAAACAGCTTCCCTGCCGTCATTATCATGCTCGGAACCCATCCCGCTTTAACAAACTTTTCTGCCGTTTCCCGCGCATAACCTTTGTTATCCCAAAACGTGCCGTGATCAACAAGATAATCGACCAACTCATTCTCGGTTGCAAAAGGCGGCGTTACTGGCGTTCCTTCTGAT